CATCATCGGCTACAACGCCGCTGCTACCGCCAACAACGTCTCGAATGAAATCACGCTGGGCAACAGTAGCATCGCCACGCTGCGCTGCCAGGTTACGACGATCACCGCTCTCTCCGATGCGCGCGATAAGGCTGACATTGCCCCGCTCGACGCCGGGCTTGCCTTTGTCAACGCGCTGCGTCCGGTTCGCTTCGTCTGGAACATGCGCGACGGCGGCAAGGTTGGCGAGCCGGATACGGGCTTTATCGCGCAAGAGCTTCAGTCGGTGCAGCAGGTGGCCGGCATAGATATCCCTGGGCTGGTGTACGCCAACGACCCCGACCGCCTAGAAGCGGGCTACGGGAAGCTACTTCCGGTGCTGGTCAGGGCCATTCAGGAACTCGCGGCGGAAGTGTCCGAGCTTCGCCGCAAGACAGAGGGTTGACGATGTACACTCCCACTCCCGAGCAGATCGCTTGGCACTACAGCGCGATGTTTGATAGTGTCTCTCTTATCGACGGGGTGATTGCCGGCACCTTTATGCAGAACGCAGCCGAGCCGGTGCGTCGTGAGGCAGTGGAGCGCAACGTGCGGCATCTCGAAATCATGCTGGCAAAGGACTTCTGGACCGACGAGGACATGAGCGCCGTCAACGCTGCGATTGCAGCAGGCCACGCCTACCTCGCCTGATGCTCGTCAAGCTCCAGGTGCCGCCCGGCATCATAGCGGATGGCAGCTACTATTCAGGATCCGGGCGTAAGATTCGTCGCATAGTTTGCAACGTTGAAATCATCGACGGGCAGTTATACAGTGAAGATGTTAGCATGTTTAGAAAGTTAAATTCTTTAGGGTTTGAATGCTGGCTAGATCCAAAGATGACTTGTGCTCACATCGGTACTAAAAAGTTTGTTGGCAACATGCTTGAATACTTAAATAAATTGGAGAATTATAATGCGTAGAATCAACTCTGATGGTGTAGCTCTAATTAAACAATGGGAGGGTTTGCGTCTAGACGCTTATAAGTGTAGCGCTGATAAGTGGACAATCGGCTACGGCCACACGGCTACCGCTAAAGAAGGGATGAGTATTTCTCTAAATGATGCCGAGAGTCTTTTATATCAAGATTTAGCATTGGTTGAGGCTGCAGTCTCCCGTGCCGTAGAAGTTAAGCTTTCAGATAACCAGTTTGCCGCCCTCGTTAGCTGGACTTACAATATTGGTATCAGCGCGATGCGGGATAGCTCCTTAATCCGCAAGTTGAATCAGGGTGACTATGGAGCTGTGCCGGGTGAACTCGCTCGGTGGAATAAAGTTAGAGGCAGGGTGAATAAGGGTCTGAGTAATCGTAGGGCTGCAGAAGCTGGGTTGTGGGCGCGTGGGTCATTCGTTGCCTCGCGCGATGTAGAACCTACTGAGCCGTCCAGCCCATCACCTGCAAGCGAAGCTAGTAAGCTTGGTGGTGTCGCAGCTGCTGCGTCAACGGTTGCTCCTCTTATCACAGGCCTTAGCGGTGTGCATTGGATTGTTGGGGTTGCTGTTGTAGCTGGTGTAGTAGCTCTGACCGCAGCGTGGTTGTTTAAGAAGAGGGACTCATGATTGCTCTTTTATGGAGCAGGGTTCAGGGTGTTATTGGGGCTGTTTTGATAGTTGTCGGGGCTATTGTTTCGGCGTGGGTTGTCGGGCGGAAGAGTGGAAGTGAACGAGTTAGGGCGCTAGCCGCCGCTAGGGAACAAGAAATTCGGAGGTCTGCCGATGCTGCGGCTCGTGATGCTCAACAGTATTCTGCTGCTGACCGCTTGCGGGACGGTAAATTCTAGACCCTGCCCGCGCGTTACAGAATTTCCAGAGACTTTGCAGCTCGAGGCAGCAGAAGAACTTAAAAGTGCTCCAGCGCTCACGCGGATAATGGATGCGATGTCGGTAGACCGGGCTTTTAATCGAGCCGTCTGCCCGTAAGTAATTGTAAAATAGCTTGCCCGCAAGATTGTTTCAAGGTTATAATAACATTCAGCGGCGCGGGCTGTACCAGCAAGCACATTTAGCTGTGGAGCGCGCATGTCCTATACTATGACTTATGATAGCCTGCTCGTAGATGTACGGCGCTATCTTGAGCGTGGTTTCACTGCTGATAGCGATCAAATTGTATATGATCAGTTGCCGCGTTTAATTACGCTGGCAGAGCGTCGAATTGCGCGAGAACTTAAAATTCAAGGTTTTATTCGCCCGGTTCAAACCAATCTCCAGATTGGTGTGGCCGTGTACGCTAAGCCTGATCGCTGGCGCGACACGATTAGCATGACTGTTGGTGGTGTGCCGATTTTCGCGCGCTCATATGAATATCTGCGGAACTATTGGCCTAACGAAGCTTCTACCGGAAATCCTCAGTTTTACGCTGATTATGATTTCCAACACTGGTTAATTGCACCCACGCCCAGCTCGGCGGGGGTTTTAGAAGTCATGTATTACGAGCAGCCACCGCTGCTCGGAGATGATCTGCAAACAAATTGGCTGACAGAATATGCGCCGGATCTTCTTCTCTACGCCACGCTGCTGGAGGCTACTCCATTCCTCAAGAGCGATGAGAGAATTCAAGTTTGGCAAGCTATGTATGATCGTGCCGCGCAGGCTATTACGGGCGAAGACATGAAGCGGATCATGGATCGTAGCGCCATGAGGAGCGAGGCATGACCATTTATCAAGACGTATTTGGCGGCGCTAATATCTATCCTAGTGAAATTAGCTATAGCGCCATTACTCTCAATGCTAATGTTATTCTAAGCTGGCCGGAAGAAACTTCGGCTAGTGATAACCTTGCTACCAAAATTATTGATGTAACCCCTACGGGTGCGGGGTTTAGCATCAACCTACCTGCCGCAAACAAGACCGGCGTCGGCAACACAATCTTATTTAACAACCGGGGATCTGATACTTTCACGGTTCGCAACGCAAGCGGAACACAGGTTGTCACGGTTGTGGCGGGAACGCTTTGGCAAGTTTATCTTGCTGATAATTCTACCGCCTCGGGAACGTGGCGTTCTCTTCAGTACGGCGCGGCAACCTCAACCGCGAATGCAAGCGCCCTCGCCGGAACCGGTATCGTCGCGGTCGGCACGCTACTCAGTCAGTCGGTTCCCGTCACAACGTTCAACACTAATTACACCGCCGGTCCAGCTGACCGCGCGATCATGTTTAACTGGACTTCGGCAGCTGGCACTCTGACGCTTCCAGACCCCGCAGTTGTTGGTAATAATTGGTTTATCTATCTTAGAAATAGCGGGTCTGGTGCAATCGTAGCTGATCCGCCGGGTCTTATTACGATTGACGGCGCTTTATCTCTGTCTTTCCAGCCTGGCGAATCGGCAATCATTGCTTCTGACGGTGCAAACTTTTTCACAATCGGGTTTGGTCAATCTGCAACATTTGCGTTTGATTACACGGTTATCAATGTTCCCGGCGCTGGTACCTACACCCTCACAGGGTCTGAATTAAATCGAGTAGCGTATCGTTTTACTGGGACGCTAACGGGTAATAGGATCATTATTGTACCTGCAACAGTTCAACAATATTGGATTGATAACCAGACCACGGGCGCGTATACATTTAGAATTGAGCCATCTGGAGGTGGTGCAGGTTTTACGGTTACGCAGGGTCAGCGAGTTATTCTTTATTGCGACGGTACAGATGTACTTAACGCTACCACTCAGGGTATTTCGGTCCCTCTCACGATTTCTGCAGGGGGAACTGGAGCCACGACTGCTAGTGGCGCCCGGATAAATCTTGGGGGGACGTCAACCGGTATCGCGTTGTTTACGGCGGTTGACCAACCTGCGGCTTGGGTAGCCTTAGGTGCTGCGCAGGCCGGCAACGTAAACGGTGGCTCCTTTTAATGCCCGCGACAACAATTGTTCTAAAGTCTAATCCCGGTATTAAGCGGGACGGGACTAAATTTGAAGGTGATTTTTACGTTGACGGTCAATGGGTGCGCTGGCAGCGCGGGTTGCCTCGCAAGATGGGTGGATATCGTTCTACGCAAAAGTACCTACAACAGATCAGTCGTGGTTTCTCCACATTCACGCAGCAGAACTTCGTTTACTGCCATTCCGGTAGCGCCAGCACGTTGGAACGCTTTACGATTGATGCCACTGGTAATAGCTCTATCGTCACCGATAGAACTCCGGTTAGCGCTGCTGCAACAGCTACGGTAACGTTGACAGGTGGCGCGAGCGGCTCTGTAGACATGATCACGGTCGACGGCGTGAACATCATGTCCGGGTCGGTAGCTTTCACGACTGACCTAGCGACAACGGCGGCTGCGGTTGCTACTAATATTAATTCACACGCGTCTTCACCTGAATACACCGCCGCCGCAGTGGGGGCTGTAATCACCATTAGCGCCGCGAGCGGTGTTGGTTCTAACCCCAACGGATTTGCAGTTGTTGTCACCACCACGACGATAACTTTCACAAAAACTAACATGGCGGGTGGGTCGTTCGCCCTGGTTAACTCAACGCGCAATCTATGGATGTTTGATTACCAATATGATTCTTCCACTAATCAAAACTATCTGATCGCTCACGTTGCTCCTAACGAGAGGTGTATTTGTAATGATGAGGGTGGTCAGATTTTCTTTGGTGAAGTGCTCGGCACCGGAGATTTGAAGTCAATCAGCTTACCAGCTGATGCTAACGCCACGGGCGGTATCGTATCGCTGCACCCATACCTTTTCTATTACGGCACAGACGGTATTATCGGTTGGTCTAAGGAGGGTGAGCCCACCAACATGACGGGTTCAGGCTCCGGCCTCGCTCGCGTCTGGGGCCAGAAGATCATCAAGGGTCTGCCGCTGCGCGCAGGTTCCGGTAGTGCGCCTGCCGGGATATTCTGGGCTTTTGACGCAGTTATCCGGGCTACTTTTACAGGTGGCGCAACAGTTTTCCAATTTGACGTTATCGCCACTGATACGTCCATCATATCTCCGCAATGCGTCGTAGATTACGACGGCGTATTCTTCTGGTGCGGAGTTGACAGGTTCATGATGTTCAATGGTGTGGTGCGCGAAGTGCCCAACCAGATGAACTTAAATTACTTTTTTGATGGTTTGAACCAACGCCAGCGAAATAAGGTTTTTGCTTTCAAGATTCCGCGTTACGGTGAAGTTTGGTGGTGTTATCCTCGCGGCGATGCGACCGAATGCACGCATGCCGTGATCTATAACGTTCGTGAAAACTGCTGGTATGACACGGAACTACCTAACGGTGGCCGCTCTGCCGGGCAATTTAACAACTCTTTTGCCTCCCCGATCTTAACCGGTGTTGAAGATACGGGGTCTGGCTATCGGGTTTGGGTGCATGAACAGCTAACTGACGAATACGACGGTCCGAACATCCGACCTATCCGCTCGTATTTTGAGACCGCTGACATTTCTCGCTTAGTGCAAGGTAAAGATGAATATCTTCGCATCACTACGATTGAACCGGATTTTGTTCAACGTGGGCCCATGACGGTGCAAGTAACAGGCCGCGCTAACGCTCGTGCGCCCGAAGTCTTCAGCACGCAATTCCAGTTTCCAGAAACCGCGAACGTCCCGCATGAGCAAATCGTCATGCTTAAAGAGCAGCGGCGAGAGCTTCGTGTTCGGTTTGAAAGCAACGCGGTTTACGGAGATTATCAAATGGGTCAAATTATCGGGCATCTGAGTATTGGCGATAAGACGGTGCTAGGATGAGTTTGAGGATCACTTTACCTACTGGCCTTAGCCTTCGAGACTGGGCAGACCAGATTGCGCTTGATCTTGACCCCTATGGCGCTTTTGGTCGATTAGACATCGAAAATCAATGGCAGAATTGGGCTATGCAATTTCTTAACAATATGACGTTAGGCAAAAACTTTCCAATCCCATACAGTTTTGATGATTGGCGGGAATGGGCAGAGCGTTTTTGTCAGACGTTAGAATAGGGTAGTTGCGATGATCCGCGATCAGATTATGCAAATTGCCAAGAATGATCCGCGATTTGCCCAGGCGGTTGAAGCGATGGAACGATCCGTCGTCAACATGCCGATCGTTCCAGAAG